CCTGTGCTGGGGCGTGAGTCGAAGTCCTTATCCACATCAATAGCCCTGACGATTCCGTTAGACGGATCGGGATTGTGGTCACTCTTACGATTGGAGTGTGCGGCATCGCCTATCCAGCCATCACTCTTACGCTCACGGTCTGGGTAAGCATCATCAATTTGTTCACGAAGTTGCTGACCAGCCTTGCACAGTATTGGTTTCATTATCCTAGAATTGTTTGAAGTTCATCTTCAGTTAAACCAAGACGAGCCAAGAGAGCAGCTTTATCTGATTCAGCTTTTGCTTTTGCTTCGGCTGCCGCTACAGATAATGCTTTGTCTGCCTCATATTGAGCAAATTCAGCATCATTCATTTCACGATCAATTAACTCATTTGTTTCAGTATTATGAATTCGAATCATTGGGCGATTTGTTGTAGGCATTATTTGACTCCATAAAGTAGAACTGTTCCTGATGTAAAGTTTCCGCCCGATTCAACAATAAAATCAAGGCTTGAAATTGCACTTGTTTGATTATAGGCACCATGACCTACTTCGAATCCGTAATTTGTTGTTGTTGTTGCATTGTTAACGATGGATGTTTGGCGCATCAATTTCCATGTTGTTGTGTTTGCGTAATTAAAAATGTCGATAATAATCAGACCTTGTGTAACGGAATTATCTGCTCTATCACCAAGACCAATGGCTGTTGAAGCAAAAGCTGTATTTGTTTGACTTGTTCCAGAAATACTTGCATGACGATTTGCTGTTGAATCACCATTAAAACGCATTAAAAAGTATTTACTATCTGTGGCTGGCAATGGTTTTTGAATAACTAATCTTAAATCATTATAAGTTGCTGGTATTGAAGTGAGAGATACTGTTGCACCTGTTAATGTTGTTGTACTAATCAAAGTCATTCCACCACTAGCCGCGCCCACAGCTACCCATGAACTTCCAGAATAATATTCTGTTGAATTGGTATCTTTTAAGTAAGACATTTGCCCTTCTTGTGGTGAAGTGATAGCAGCAGTACGAGCTGCGGCATCAGCAAAGACATTGACTCCCTGCATAAGATACCCATTAGTGTCTGCCGCCGTTAAAACCTCACCTGTGGTAAAAGTTTTGAAGCCTAATCCTGCTGCCATTTTTACTCCTTAGTAACTTAGAACACTGGTATCAAGGATACCTGATAATGTCGAATCGAGAATAAACCCATCGATAATGGGCTCTAGTGTGGTGAACTCTGTTTTCCATGAATTAGGGGTAATTTGATGGGCTACCCCGAACACTTGAAAAGTCTTAGATAGGTCTGATGAACCAGGCTGTGTTGTGGTCACAGTTACAGGATCAAAAAAGTCAAGGCTTAAAGCGGCAATAATTCCGTCATTGTAATTTGTGGTGTAAAGGTCAAGAGTAACGGCATCGCATCGAACAGTTGTTTCAGCTCTCGATGCCACATAAGCTTTTGCATAATCCATCGCGACAGAGTCGGTTTCCATAAGTAGGTCTTGTTGGTTATATGAATGAACGAAGTATTTATCGATTGAGGCTTGATTGATGGCTGTCTGAGTTGTGCCGCCTGTGCGAGTTACTTGGGCTGAGTTATAGATAAGAACATCGTTTAGAACCCACACAGCATTAAAGTAGGGAATCTGTGTGCCGTTGTCATTAAATGCCACCGGTGTGCCTGTGAAACTGCCCGTTGTATAGGCTCTGTCTTGGAATACGAATTCGCCATAAGCATTGACATATAAAGAGCCATACTCTGAGAGTTCGACCTTCTGCATGGCTTCTAGGGCTGTTCTAGGGGTACCAGGATCAGCCTGCATAGTGGTCAAGCCTGTGTCAATGTCACGCATAGAGGCAGGCCAGCCGATTTGGTCAAGAATCTTATTAATGCGTGTGCCTGAAGGTTGTCCAGCAGTAGCTCCTGTTACTGTCGAAATCTGTGCGTTCTGTGCAAGTCTAAAAGCATCAACGGCGGTAATGGTTGTATAAACAACATCGCCTGTGAATTTAGGGGTTGTGGTTGTATAAGAAGTGATAAAGCCAGCAAAGATTGGGTAAGTTACTCCTGAGTAGGTTGCAGTAATAAGAACCTTACGCATTGGGTTTAGAAGGGTGTAATAGGGAGAAGCAGGATTCTGTGGGTTGAAGTCACCATTTTGATCGACAATACGCAAAGTTAGTTGACCTGTTTGGAATTGGTCTGCCTGAGCATTGCGCCCACGCTTGGTGCTAATTGAATCTACTTGGCTAGACACATCAACAATAAGTGAAGAAGCATCACCCAAAGTATTGACATCAAGTAAGCCTTCATCAAGAATCATGGTCTGAGCAAAGCCAGGCCCAGTTGAGAAGTTAATTACAGCATTGATTACTGGTACTGGCACTAAATTGCTCCAGCGTAAGTTGTTGAACTTCCGTATCTGTTGAGGTCTTGAATAGCGTTCTGAACGACTGCGGCAATTTGTTGGTCTCCGATGCCTGTGGCGTTAATGGTGATATTTGTTGCCCCAATACCCATTGCTCGAAGGGTGTCGCGCTCACCAATAGCAAATGACCCAGCATTAAGAGGAACATCTAGCGCACCATAATTAGGCGGATTTATGCCGCCAAGATTTTCTGGAACATTACTAGTAGGCACATTACCTGTTAAGACTTGTAACTGAGATAGTTCTGGCGCAATCCTAGTAAACATAGATTTAACTGTTGCTCGTAGGGCTTCAATAAGTGCTGCAAATGCATCTTTAGCCTCATCAGATTTTTTAATCATTCCAGCAAGGGCTGCATTCTGATCATAGATAGCAATCTTAGAAAGGACACGCATCTTGGTTTCGCCATCAGTTGCTTGGTTAAGAGCTGCGTATAATCCCACGCGCTCTACATCGAACTTTTTCTCTAGTTCTTGCAAGGCTATTTGGTCTGCTGTAAGGGTAAGTTTTCTAGCAGTATTGGCATTGTCGATTGTGGCAAGGCTGTTTTTAGTCTTTTGCAATCTAAGCGCATCAGCATTGGCTTTATCGATTGCCTTGCGTTGTCCAGGTGATTGAGCAGGTGTGCCTGCTGAGCGAGCCTTGCTTGATGCACCTAATCTTGAAAGAAGTCCTAATCCTGAAATCTGAGTGCCAGCATTTAGAACATCGCCAATAAAGCCTGCTCCTGGCAATGACTTGATTGCCTTTGTAAGAACGCCAATGCCATAGATTGCATTACCAATCTGAGTGGCAAAACCTTCCATTGCTGTGGTTGCTCCACCAATGCCATCTTTGCCTGCAACCATCTGCATGGCATCAAGTAAATCTTTACCAATAATCTCTTTGGCATTATTAGATGCAACTGTGAGTTTAGCAATCGCGCCTGCATAGCCTTCGGCAGCAGCTAGTGCCTGTCCTCTGAACTTGTCTGTAAGTTGTCCAATGATGACATCCATGTCACCAGTCTTTAATGTGGCTTTGTCTAGTCCTGCACCTAAACGGCTAAGGGCTGTTGTCTGACCTAAGAAACCACGACTTAAAGCGGCTGATACTGCCCCTAAGTCTTTGCCAGTACCTGCTGAAATGTCTAGGGCTAGGGCTAATGCATCTTGTGACTTCTTGACATCCCCTGTCGCTGTCAAAAGTGCCCTAAAGGCTGGCCTCAAATCGTCATCGAGAACACCTGTAGCGCGTTGCAAATCACCAATAAACTTCTCAACTTCAATAGCAGCAAAAGCGTTGCCTGTATTGGCTAGGGCTAGCGCTAGTGATCGTGCAGCTTTCTCATCTGCTGCAAATGCTTTAACTGATGCTTTGCCAAATGCGTATAATTTAGAAGCTGCAAAGACTCCTGCAAGTTGCTTACCTAATTTAGCAACGGACTTTTCTAATCGCTGTGTGGCAGTTTCTGCCTGCTTAAATGCTTTATTGCCGGTGTATTCGGCTGCAATATCAATTACTACATTAGCCATTAGCGAGTGCCTACCATTCGATTGAAAGTCTTGCCAGCATTGTCAATAGCCTTTAGGACAGCCTTTGTAGCATTACCTTTGTCATTTTCCCAAGCCTTGTAAATCAAGCGTCCACGCTCTTTGCCCGAGCCAGTTAATTCGCCCATTGCCTGTGCAAAGTTAGGGCGTGATGATGGCTTTGTGCCTGGCGCTCTGCGGCCTGCTGTTTCATAGATAGCACCAGCTGCTGAACGATTACGAATCTGTGCTAATGCTGTAAATCCTCTACGGTTAGGCTTCGATGGTGTTGTCTTGTAGCCAATGCCGCGCTTGACGATAGATGCGTTAAATACAGGAAACTTGCCACCTTCTCTAGCCCAATTAGATAAAGGCGAGACGGTGACAAATCCTCTAGCTTCTTTTACAACAGGCTTTAGAACGCCTGCAATTTCCTTCTGTGTTTCTTTGCCTAATTCTGGAGCGAACCTGCGAAGTGCTTTACGGAGTTCAACGCCGCCTTTGACGGTTGCTGGCATTGGCTATCTCCTTTGCATCTTCCTGTAGAACCTTGATTAGGTTCCTTAGCATTACTTCATCTAGCTCTAATAATTGTGTTGGCGCGATCCCGAGCCTGACAGACAATTTTGCTATCAGGTAGGTGATCGAGTCGCGCCCTAAGCCAAAGGGTCGTCATCGAGAACTTCAACATTAGTCAAAGTTTCAATGAACTGTTCCCCAAATGGCTTAACAGTTTCACCCGAACGGCGGATACATTCCCAAGCTAGCCAAAAGATATCGCTCTGCTTCTGATCTTCGATAAACGCCTTGTGAAAGCCCTTTTTGGCGTACATCTCAAAACCGTACTGCACCAATGGAGTGATTGGGTATTCCCCAACTGATCCATCTGCCCTTGTTACTTTTAACTTTGCCATGCTTTGCCCCTTTGTTTAATTGTTTAGAAAGTACCTGATGTGGCTACTGCAACTGTTGAGTTAGCAGTAAATGTGATTGATTGTGTACCAATATCGCCAACAGCACCATTAATGTCTGTTGTGTTATTGACTAGCAATGAAACTGTGTAAAGAGGGTTTGTAGCAGATACTGCTGTTCCCTTTGTCTGTAGGAATACTGCTGTAACAGTTGTTCCCCATGCAGCTTGAAGTGTTGCAAGAACATTCGCTGATGCTGTGTCATTGAGGAAGTCGATTGTAACTGTTGATGCTTCCAAGCCCTTTACGAACTTGTGTGAGTTGTCACCCATCGCTGTTACTTCGAGTTCATCAAATGAACGGTTGATTGTTACTGCTGT